CCAAATGTATTCCCCCTTTCATGTGACGAAGATCACCCCCATTTTCGTCAAATAGTGTCACGTATCACACGATTTCGCTTGACAACGTAAGTCACTTGTGGTAGGTCGGCGGTAGGGCATATTAATAGGCACTACTATTGTTAGGACAATAGCAGTGCCTATGTCAGGACATTTGTTTGTGTGGCCTAGTTCACGCGTTATCGAGTTGACTGTCGGAGAACTAGGGTGCATTATTAATACATGAACGGGGCGGTGATGGCCCGCTGGGAATGGAAGGAATTGAGATGAGAGAGATTACAATTCTCCCAGACGAACAATATGGGGGACACTGGATCGAAACAGATACGAAGGCCTATTATTTCTCACAGGGCACCACACTTACTCAGGTGTTTGATATGCTAGCGGAGGATGAGGATAATGTGGGAAAACATTAACGGGGAATACATTTGGATTGACAAGGAAATGGGCTGGCAGGAAAATGAACGATACAATTTTGTTGATAATCATCCGGTTTGTACTTGTGGTGACGTGCGGTGTCATGGCGATCGGCTTACTGCGGGCGGGGTTGCTGTCGGTGTCGCTGGGGGTATGATTGCCGCTAAGGCGATGTCTAGGGTTGGGAGTTGGTTGTTGTGGCTTGCGGGTCTCGCTTTTATTGCAATGGTGATATTGTGAGTGTCCCTAATGTTTTTAGGGTTAGGCGATATGACAATAAGTTAAATTACCGAACGCATAATGTTCTGCAATACCCTACAAAACATAGAGATTCGTTCTTTTTCTGCATGATGCGTTCTACAGAAAAGGTCTGGGTACACATAACAGAGTCTGAGATCGTTGCAATGAATGACCGCTTAGGGAATCCTAAGTATATGCATTTTCCATTAACAACACCAATTGAAAACATTGTGTGTGAAATGCTTACCAAGAGAGACGCTCTAGTGGTCCTTGATGACAATCCCGAAAGTTTTGAGCAACCCCTCTTTTAGATTCCCGGCTGGGCGGGTAATACCAGAACTGAATAGAACCGAAAGTAGCCATACGAAAGGAAAAGATCATGGCTGTTGTTTACTCCTCTCTCTCTGACGACTTTGCTGGCAAGAAGGCTTTCTTCACGGCTCAGAATTCTGCTGTTTCTTTCAAGGAACTGCGCGGCAAGAAGATTGAGATTAAGGACATTGTTATCACTGAGGATGACGTGGTTGACACGGATACTGGTGAGGTTGAGACTCGCCGGGCTATCACGGTGATTGACAAGGACGGAAACGCTTACGGTACTTCGTCTCAGACGGTGGTTGCTCAGATTCAGCGGCTTGTGGATATTCTGGGTGACGTTAAGTCGTGGCCGGAGCCGGTGGCTGTTGAGATTGGGTCGGCGAAGTCTGGGCGTGGTCGCGAGTACACGACTGTGACGCTGGCCTGACGGACGCTGTAGGATACTAGTTGCCCCCTGTCCCCTTAGGGGGCAGGGGGTGATTGGTTTGGTTAAGTCTCATTGGGGCAAGCATTATCGGTCGTTTAAGCGCGGTGCGAAGCATGTTCGGAATACTGCGTCCGAGATTAGGGATTTTGTTGGTGGGCTTGATTTCAGTCCTTTGCCGGACACTTTGTCTGAGGAACAGGGTAAGGTTAAGGTCAAGTCGGCTAAGGCGAGCGCGAGGGAGCAACATCGTTCGGACTTGGATAAGGCACGTGATTTGTTGCAGGTTGAGCGAGATCGCGCTGTTCGTAAGATGTATCGGATGGCGACTAGTGACGATGGTGCAGATATTCGCGGAACGAAGTATGATCCTTTGGGTAAGTCGGCTGTTGGGAAGGTGACTTTGAAGAATGCGGCGAGAGAACTTGAGCGTCTTAGTGAGTTTAATAATTCTGATAGTGTGTGGTATTATTCTGACCGCAAAGGTAATCCCATTTCTGCTAAAGACGTTCGTCGTTATCGCGATGCTGTGCGTCGCTATAATGAGGATATTGACGCTTATGAACGCAGTGTAGCGGGAACTAAATTGCCCTACATGGGCGATGTTACCGTGGGCGATTGGATTAGAGATTTTAGACCATCTAGATCTTACTTGCCTGGCGGCTCACATTATGCGCTTGAGAGAATGAATCCTAATAAGCGTACCGTGAATTTTGAGTCTGCCGAAGCAATGCGCGAGAAAACGAACGTTGTTTTGGATAGCCTTAGCAAGGCGGCAAAGCAAGAGAAATTGACAGCCGCTAAACAACAGATTGCTGCAATGCTTGACGTTATTGGTGACCCGGAACTATTCGATATTCTCACCGACATTCCCGATGACGTATTATGGCTGATGTGGACAGTTAACGGCGACTTTGCTAATCAATTGTCTCTCATGTATGAGGCAGCGAAAGAAGGATATTTTGACAGAAAACGGGCTGGCTATGATCTTTGGTACGATGACGTAGAAGAAGCTGATTCTAGTATCAAATCCCTACTTAAAGAGATAAAGCAAGTTAAGATCAAACCGGAGGATGATTTTAGTGGCTCGCCAATCAACAAGCGCAAGTCCCGCAAGGGCCGGCGCTAGGCGTAGCCATAAGAAAATTCCTTCGTTTTGCGCTGATTTTGAGACGACTACGGTTGAGGACGATTGCCGTGTGTGGTCTTGGGGGATTATTCAGGTTGGAAAACTTCAGAATTATGTTGATGGAATTACACTTGACGGGTTTATGTCACATATTTCTGAACGCGCAGCACACATTTATTTCCACAACCTAGCATTCGATGGCACATTTATTTTAGATTGGCTACTGAAGCACGATTATAAATGGGTGAAAGAAAATCCGGGCGTCAAGGAATTTACTTCTTTGATTTCAAGGATGGGTAAGTATTATTCGATCACAGTTGTTTTTGAGACGGGCTATAGGGTTGAATTCAGAGATTCATTCAAGAAATTGCCAATGTCGGTCAGCGCAATCGCTAAAGCGTTTAATTTGCATGACCAGAAACTTGAGATTGATTATGAAAAGTTTAGACCAATAGGCTACATCCCCACAGAACAAGAAAAGCGATATCAGCGAAATGACGTAGCGATTGTTGCTCAAGCGCTCGAAGTTCAGTTTGAAGAGAAGATGACTAAACTAACGGCGGGTAGCGACTCACTTGCAACATATAAGAAGATGACTGGGAAACTGTTTATTCGGCGATTCCCAATTCTTTCACCTGAAATTGACACTGAGATACGAAAAGCATATCGCGGGGGATTTACTTATGCCGACCCTAGATACTCAAAGAAATTGAATGGCGCAGGGAGCGTGTATGACGTTAATTCGCTTTATCCCTCGGTAATGCGAACGACACTACTCCCTTATGGTGATCCGATCTACTCAGACGGCGCGCCAAGAACCAACCGCCCTCTCTACATTGCTTCAATTACGTTTACAGCAAAATTAAAGCCTAATCACATTCCTTGCATTCAGATTAAAAAGAATCTTTCATTTAACCCAACACAATACCTAGAAGAAGTAAAAGAACCCACAACAGTGGTGGCAACAAACATTGATATTGAGTTGTGGAAAAAGCATTACGATTTTAAAATCTATTCATGGAACGGAACGTTTGAATTTCGCGGATCACACGGATTTTTTGATAATTATGTTGACCATTTTATGGAAATTAAAAAGAACAGCACTGGGGGGTTAAGGCAAATTGCTAAACTACACCTGAACAGTTTGTATGGAAAGTTTGCCACTAATCCTGACATTACCGGGAAACACCCCACCTTGAAAGATAATCGCGTATCGTTGGTAATGAATGAACCTGAAATGCGGGACCCTGTTTATACGCCAATGGGTGTATTCATTACAGCATATGCAAGGAAGAAAACGATTAGCGCAGCACAAGATAACTATGACACATTCGCATACGCCGACACTGACTCTCTACATCTCATCGGGCCCACCACTCCCCCGGAATCGCTATGGGTTGATCCGGTAGAACTGGGTGCTTGGAAGCATGAGAGTTCTTTCACAAAATCTGTCTATATTCGAGCAAAGCAATACGCGGAGGAGATTGATGGTAAACTTGATGTACACATCGCGGGAATGCCCCGCAATGTCGCAGCAACACTGACTTTGGATGATATGTTGCGCGGCGGCACATGGAATGGTAAACTGATTCCTGTAAGGGTTCCCGGAGGGACAGTTCTCCGAGACACAACATTCACATTGAAGATTGATTAAGGTTGGTAATCATGGCACGCCCTGTTTCTACTCACAGCACTGTTAAGTTCCGTCTCCCTAAGTCCGTTCAGGCGGACCTGACTGAGGCTCACTGGCTTCTGCGCAAGGATGAGTCGGATATTGTCACTGAGGCCGTTATCGAGTATCTGGCGAAGAATGCTCCCAAGTCCGGCAAGTAATTTCCGACTAATTGCCGGGAAGCAACCTAATGAACTGGGCCCGGCTTAGTTGGGTAGCAGCCCTCGGGATTGCTTTCGGATGATTGGGTATTTATGGTAGGCTAGGAACGTAGGTTCCTAGCCTACCGTTTTAGGAGGAAAAATGGCACTATCTGATGCTGAGAAGAATGCCCTTAAGGGGCTAAATCCCGATGGTTCCCCGATGAATGAGGAACAGCGCAAGGCGAATAAGGCGAAGGTCGACGCCAAGAATGCTGAGTCCATTAAGCAGGACAAGGCTGAGCATGGTGGTCGTTCGCTGACTGAGCGCAGGACTGAGGGCGATCCTCAGCAGTCCATGGATGACGCCCAGACACGGAACAAGGCGGCCCAGGACCTCACGCCGCAACAGCGCGAGGAATCCGGCATGACCGGCAATGACGTCTTTGATCCGGGCGACAGTGACGGGGACAAGAAGGCAGTCTCCCCCGACGATGGAAACATGCTCGAGGGAGCCCCGAAAGACCCCGCCGACGTCGACCATTTCAAGGACACCAAGGCGGCTTGGAAACATCTCACGGACGTTTTCGGGGAAAAGGTTTCTGCATTGCAGGCGGAACTTGAGAATCGTCTTGGTGACCAACTTACTCCTACTGAGCGCGAGACGGGTAATCCGTTCGCTGGGGACGATGTTCCGAAGTCTAAGGAGATGACGCTTGACGATGTGAAACAGGCGGCCGAGAGCACGAAGGATGACGCCAAGGCGGTCCTCAAGGGTGTTGGCGACGTTGGCGGTGCCGCCCTTGATCTCGGGGGAGCGGCCGCTAAGGATGCCGGGAATGCTATAGTTGACGGTATGGGGATTGACAGGAAAGCCGCGGCGAGTACTGGAAAGACTCTCGCAGGACTTTCGGGATTGTTTTCTAGTAGCGATTCCGGGAATGACAAGGTTCCCGATTCCAATTGGAAACCTAAGTCGATTAGCGAACTATTTAAGGGGAATTGATTATGCCACAGTTGCGTGACGACACTTCAAACATTGATATTCTTAACGCTATTCGTAGCGATGCGCGATATGATTATCAGAACATGGTTCCTGAGGCCACTAAGGCGAACATTCAGGAAACCATTGCGGGAATCATGTCTGATAACATTACTCGCAACGAATTCATGTCATCGCTGGTTAACCGAATTGGTTCCACGATTGTTCGCGATATTTCGTGGAAGAACCCGCTCGCTGTTTTCAAGCAGGGCATGATGAACTTCGGCGACACTATCGAGGAAGTCCACCTTGACTTCATTAAGCCCACCATTTATGAGGAGCAGCGCGACTACCTCGAGCGTGACGTGTTCGGCCAGGCCCCGCCGCCGTCCAAGAGCGCGTTCCACACGATTAACCGCAAGGAGAAGTTCAAGATCACGGTTAACCGCGACGTGCTTCGTCGGGCTTTCCTTTCGGATAACGGTCTCTCTGAGATGATTTCTCAGATTATGGCCGTGGCCGCTTCGTCTGACCAGTGGTCTGAGTTCCTTAGCATGACGAAGTTGTTCAAGACTTTCGATGATAAGTTCGGATTCTATCGGATGCAGATTTCCGACATGAATTCGTTCGAGCCGGATAAGGCTAAGGTTGACGCCGCGCTTAAGGCGCTCAGGGTTGCTGCGAATAAGATGCAGTACCCGACACCCGCATTTAACAGTGCGGCCGTGCACTCGTTTGCACGCCCCGAGGACTTGGTGCTTATTGCGACTCCCGAGTTTAAGGCGAACGTCGACGTGACCTCCCTGTCCGCCGCGTTTAACCGGAGCGACGCTGAGGCGCCGTCTCACATCATCACGGTTCCGGGTGAGGCGTTGGGGATGGCTGATACGTCGGCTATTCTGACCAGTAAGCAGTTCTTCGTGATTAAGGACATTCTCCTTGAGAACCGGAGTATCTCTAACCCTGAGGGTCTGTATGATAATTTCTGGCTGCATCACTGGTCGGTTATGAGCGCTTCGCCGTTTACCCCAGCTATTGCGTTCGGCACTAAGCCGAACACGGTTGTGGTGACGCCTAAGCCTGAGACTAATGCTGCGATTACCACGCTACTTGTGAGTAGGCCGGATGGTACTCAGTCGACGATCATGCCCCCGGCCGCGGTTCGTCAGGCGTCTATTCAGTGGAAGACGGTGCCTGCCAATAAGGGTTATGCCACTGACTGGTATATCAAGAATGCTAAGTCTAAGGGCACCAAGATTTCCAACGATGGTGTTCTTACTATCGCGCCCGATGAGCCCGAGGCGTTCCTTACTATCGGCGTGAATGTTGACACTAAGGGTGAGGATGGCAATAAGCCGCTCAACAAGGAGATTAGTATTCAGGTTAAGAAGTAATATCTGAATCAACATAGAATCGGGCGTCCACTAGGGCGCCCGATTCTGCTATGCTTGGACTTGAAGGAGGACGATATGTCAGAGATTTATGCTATGCCACCTGAGACTCGTGCAGGTTTGTCGTTTGATTATTCTGTGTGGTCTGCTGGTAGCGTTATTACCCTGGTTAATGTTCCTTTTGATAACACGTACAGGGACATTGTTGACTGGAAATCGTATGGCCACACACCTTACGCCTATGTCAAGTCGTTTAACAACCTGCATAAGGTTGAGATTAATCAGATGACTTATCTTGCGCAGGGTAAGCCGATTCGTATTTCGACGCCTTTCACTAAGGCGAATCAGTACAATTATGTGATGGTTGAGAATCCGGGACGCCCGGTTAATAACATTGGTTTTGAGGGTTACACGCCTAGTGTGTTTTTCTACTTCATTACCAGCATTGACTACATTGCCCCCAATACCACGCAGTTGACACTTCAACTTGATGTTTGGACCACCTATTATCAGCGTATCAACTTTGGCCGCAGTTACCTTGAGCGCGGGCACATGGGTATTGCTGCAACCGATTCGTTTGATAATTATGGTAAGAACTGGTTGACACAGCCTGAGGGTCTGGATATGGGGTCTGAGCACCAGATTATTAGAACTTACCGTCGAATGCTTGCGGATATCACAAACAATGACTATAGTGTCATTGTTACGTCAACTATTAACCTTGACGTCGAAAATGGATATGGTGACACAAATAATCCTCGAGTTTCGATGGCCGACCCCAGCAACGCTGAAGGGTTGCCCAACGGTGTTGAGATATATGTATGCACATATAAAGATTTCCGTCAAGGAATGTTGGGGCTAAAGAATTACCCTTGGATCGCACAAGGGATTGGGTCAATAACAATTGTTCCTAAAGACATTGTTGACTTTGGTGGAACTAAAGTTGATGTTGGGAAAGATAGTGGTACAGGCAAGTGGACGTGGCTGACTAACCACAGTGTATATATTAACCGAAATTATTCGCTTACCGACGCAAGTTTTAGAAATGAATTTCTCTCACTACTTCCCAAAGAGTATCGAGAACTCAAGAAATTCGTGACGTCACCATATTGCATTGTTGAGTTAACAACATATTCTGGCAATCCCGTTGAGTTTAGGCCTGAGTCTATTCGCACTGCGGGCATTAATATTGACCAGTACGCTCATGTTGCGCCACCCAATCCGTCTTTGTTTTTCACCATTCGTGACTATAACACGATTACAGAATCTGTGATTGTTGAGCGCCGCGCAGGTAAGGTGACAAACGAATATGGTGAAGGGTGGGACATGTGTACTGGCTACACGTCATTGCCTACATTTTCGGCTGTTAATAATTCCTCGCTGAACGCCCTGGCTTCTTCTGCACATACTGCGGCCGCTCAGGTGAATAACGCGAAGTGGCAGCAACAGCGGGCGCAGCGCGCGGCTAATTCGGCGCGTGACGTTGCTAATGCGGGCATTGCTGCGACTCAGGCTGGGGCTGAGAATTCTATGTGGGGTAATTCTGCTATGGCGGACTCTCAGTCGCGCTATAACAACATGCGGGCCACCGTGCAGGCTACCCAGGGCGCCATGACAGCGCTTGGCGGTGTTATGGGGCTGAATGGTTCGGCGGCTGGTGCTGGTATTGGTCAGGCGGCTACGGCTGGTGTTTCTGCGATGATTAATAATTCTCAGGCTCAGTCGACGGCAAATATTCAGAATCAGTTGGCTAGTGGTGCTTCGCAGATTTCTCAGCAGCAGCAAAGGACTGTGCGGGATACTAACTATGAACTGGCGCAGTTTGCGGCTAATGGGGATTATGAGGCGGCCATCGCATCGATTAACGGCCAGCGCCAGGACATGCAGGTTATTCCGCCGTCTGTTGTCGGACAGACGTCAGGGTATGTGTCTGCCATGGTCTCGAATGGTCTGGTGATTGATGCTAGAATTAGAAGTGTCTCGCCGGCCGCTATGCGTAGTATTGGCGATTTCTGGCTTAGGTATGGGTATTTGATGAATACTTGGATTAAGTTCCCGAAGACACTTAGCCTTATGACCGAGTTTACATATTGGAAGATGGCCGAGTGCTATTTGGTTGACACAACTATCCCTGAGGGATTCAAGGCTAGTGTGCGAGGAATTTTCGAAAAGGGCGTTACCGTCTGGCGTTCCCCTCAGAGAATTGGTAACACCAATGTTCGCAACAATCGAATTGACAAGACAGTTAGGGTGACCCTTAGTGAGTAAAAAGGATTATGTGCTTAACGGTATCTACAAGAAAATCATGGCGTCTCCCCCGTCTTCGTCCGAAGCACGGCAGATGCAGTTGGAGCACATGTACCGGCGTCAGTTAATGGGCAAGTGTCTTTCTCGGTTTACTTGGGAGGGACTGCCTAACGGGATTGACCCACGTTTTATTGAAGCAACTATCTTCAATAATGGGTACTCCGTGTTTTATTTCGATAGTTTCTTTGAATTGTTTATGGCAATGCCCGCCGCGATCTCGGGGCCGCTGGACATTCAGGACAACCCCACGGGATATCGTGTCACCCGTAATGGCGTCTATTCTCGTGAGGTGAGTGCTTCGGAGTCGGTGTGTATTTGGGGCAATCAGGTTCGGGAACCGGAAATTGATGTAGTGCTTTCGTATGCTGCACGGCTTGCTCAGATTGACAGAACAATCGAAATTGATCTGTTGAATGAGCGCAACCCGATGATTGTTGCGTGCTCGCAGGACCAGCGTCTCACTATCCAGAATCTTATTTCTAAGATTTATGATGGTGAACCCGTTGTGTGGGGTACCGAGAATATGAGTATGGATAATCTCGCCAATACTATCGGTGTGTTTCCGCTCAACCAGAATGCTGGTGCTGGTGCTGTTTCTTCGATCAAGCATATGGAGTCCAAGTCCAAGATTTGGGGCGAAGCGCTCACAATGCTCGGGATTATGAATGTCAATTCTGAAAAGCGTGAGCGCATGGTGGTTGAGGAAGCGGCCGCCAACTCGGGTCAGGTTCTCGCATCTCGTGAGTCATTTATGAAGCCGCGCGAGTTGGCTTGTGAACAAATTAACGAGAAATTTGGGCTTAACGTGTCATGCTATTGGGCTGTAGACGACAATGCTGCACCGAACCTTAATGACTATCTTGCTAGTTCTAATTTGACAACCTATGGGGGTGACGATGGCGGTAACAACGATAATGCTTCGTGACGTTGTGCGGATTACTGATGACCATATTGGCCTTGATGATTATCCGATCTTCGACGAAGCATACAGGAAAACACTGAATGATCGGATTAAGAAGACCTATTGGCTTCAGGAGATCGCGCACGAGACAATTGATATTTTTATTTGGCGGCTAAGCCTTAAGATGGAATTGATTATGCCTCGGTATAATCGAATGTATCTTGCTGAACTGCAAAACACGGACCCGCTCGAAGGTAACCGTCACTACAGCAGGACCGGGCAGGACGGTACGTCCCAGAACTCGGGGATCAACCACCAGACTGGTAGCGGCAGTGGCACCAACAAGTCCAAAGGGCGCACCGTGGGGTCAGATACTCCCCAGACACGTCTCGCGGGCGATGGGGACTATGCTACGAGTATCAGCGACGCAAGCACCTCAGGCGACACTACGTCACGCAACGAGTCTGACAGCACGTCGTCTTCGACCAGTAACTACAACAATAATCAGCGATCGGAGTCGTGGGGGTATTCGGGCTCCAAGGCTCGCGCTATTGCCGATTATCGCGGGACACTGCTTAATGTGGATGACCTAGTTATTGCAGAACTGAGCGAACTTTTTATGGGGCTGTGGGACACGGATATGCCCCACACTCCCGGAGGACTAGTTAACGGTTTTACATATGGCCTAGGATTTGGAGGATATTATGGCTACTGGTGATGACATTATTGGGTCAATTGATCAGGCGCTTTGGCGTGTTCAGTCACGGTCGGTGAACAACATTACACCGTTTACTTATCGTGACGGGCTTACATATATTGATGTGCTTGAGCGAATTCGTTCTAGTGTCATTGACGTTATTACGTTCACGAATTCCTTTGGCGAGGAACAGGACAAGATTATCGCCAAACTGAATGAGACGGTCACCAACTTTATTACTGAGGTTGAGAAGACTCACTCAGGTTGGAATAAGGAACTTGACGCTAAGAAGACCGCGCTTGAGTCGCTAATCGAAGACTTCAAGCGCCGGCTTATTGACGCCGAATTCCGCGAAGTTGACGGCAATTACATTGAGGCACCACTTAAGTCGCCTGCCGGTAAGCGGGTTACGCTTACAACTAAGGCGTGGGGAGACGCGCTAAAGGCCCAGAACACGCAGTTTCAGGCTGACATTCAGGGAAAGTTGGATCAACAGCGCAGGGACTTTGACAACCGTTTCCCGGCCTATTACACGAAGACTGAGGCTAACGATATCTTTCTTGAAGACCCTAAACTCACTGAGGGCGTTGTCATTGGTTCGTCTAATGCAACTATTGAAGCAAGCCGCTGGACTGAGACTCTGTGTCGTGAGTTGGGCCTTAACCCTAATGTGTACGCAATTGGTGGCGGTGGGTTTACTTCGACGTCTGACAATAATTTCCTAACACAGTTGGATAATGCTAAGCAAGGAATGTCTGAGGATAAGCGCCGTAGAACTAAGTACCTGTTTGTGATCGACTTGCTTAATGATATTCGGGCACAGAATTCTGTGAGCGATAAGGCGTCAACATTTTTCAGGCTTGCGCGCCAGTACTTCCCTAACGCGGACATTCGAGTGCTTCCGGTTATCTTTAACGAGTCCTCGCTGAATGAGTATGTGCAAATGGCGCGCTCATGTGTTTCCCGGACATTCGAGGTCGTCAATGCGGGCAAGCCCTACGGCGCCGTCGTCTGCGAGGGTTCCCGCGGTTGGGTGCACTGGGGCGATGAGCAAGCTAAGTCCTGGGACCAGGGCCCAGATAATGTTCACATGACAGCGGCGGGATATACGCACGTCAAGGAAATGTTTAAGGTTTGGATCAATGGTGGTTCGAGTTGGTTTAATCCTCCGTCGGCTCAGTTGCACCCTTTCTCAACTAGTGCTGTTGTTCACGACAACAACTATCTGGTGTGTGAGCGCGATAGGGATTGGGTGAATATTCAGGGCACCTTTAAGGTTGCCGGAAGCAATGCCGGATATGACACTAAGTTAATGGACCTGCCCGGTTGGGCGCGACCTTACGACGGCGTTATGTCTACCATTGTTGGTAATGACAGAACCTACAAATACATTTACGTTCCGAAAACGAACGGCATCTATGTTGGAGATATTCTCTCCGCTAACCAGACCTACCAGGTGAACATGACCTACAAAATCTGGTGAGTAGACAGGAGTAGCCTGCCCCGATAGAATTGGGGCAGGCTATTTCTGTTGGAGGAACTATGGCATGGGACGCAACAGCCAAAAAAGTTGCGATTAAGGCTATTGGTCAGGTTGAGTCGTCTATGGACTATTCGGCAATCAACTACAGTGACCCAATTACCGTCGGAATTGCGCAATGGTATGGCACTCGCGCTGCGGCAATTCTGAATCGAATGCGTGGCGCTCACGCGGCCGAGTATGGGCGAGTGGACGCGGGGTTTAGATCTCGGCTCGAGTCTGTGCCTGAGTCCGATTCGTCGTGGAACACCTACTATCTCTCGCGCGCTGTGGGGGATAGTCTTAAGCCGCTACTTAACGCAAGCAAGGATATTCAAGGTGACCAGATTGTCAAAGACCTTGAAAACTATTTCAGTGTTGCCAAGCAGTACGGTATTAATCCCGACACTGATACCGACGCATTTATTCTCTGGTGCGTCGCCTATCACCAAGGTCCACGTTACGCTTTTCAGGTCGCAAACCACTACAGTGGTGGTGGCCTTAGCGAGATGTATTCCGACATCATGGCTAACGGTGTTCTGGGGCGCTATAGCAATAGATATACACAAGCCAAAAACATCATTGCTGGCAAGGACACTAGCGGTGTAGGTGAGGGTGGCATTAGTGCAAATACTCCCGGTAATGGTGGGAGTGTTGGCAACAATACGCAGACTGTTAATGTGTCCGGAGGCAAACTGATTATTAGTGCCGACGACAGTGGCATTCTTACGCTTCGTTCGAAGTTCGGTAACTATCAGATGTATTCCCGAGGCCACAATCTTTGGGAAGTAAATCTCAAAGACATTCAGCAAACAATTGTTGGTCAAAACCCCGCCGCCAACGCTGGCGGGGGCGGCGGAGGCGGCGGAGCCCCTACGCCCGGCGGTTCGGGTAAGGGCGCGGCTGCGCTCGCATGGGTAATGGCCCGATTGGGTAAATTTGCTTATTGTCAGTGTCCCGGTAGACAAGACCCCGACAATTCTGGTATCACGGATTGCAGTGGTTTAATGTATGCGGCCTATAAAGCAACGTCTAATACATTTGTTGGCACTTGGACGGGCGATCAATATTTTCGTGGGGCTGAACCGTTCCCGCGCCGCGGTGGGGCTATGACGGCCGCCGAGCGAGCCCAGTTGCGGCCAGGGGACATGATTGTCATGGCATGGAAGTCCACGGGCAGTTACTATCCCGAGACGGACCACGTTGAAATGGTGGTAGACTCAAATACCCTTGTGGGCCACGGCGGCAATCCGCATTATGGCCCAGTAACTAAGTCTATTGATGTTCTCGCCGGCACTCGCTGGTGGACGGTAAGGCGTCACGAATGAAAAAGAAATTCTCCTATTATAGTTTCTCTAATGTGCTCTCATATGCGGGCGTGTTTAACATGATTATGGGCGCCCGTGGTCTAGGTAAGACCTACGGCGCCAAGAAGATCGTTATTAAGAATGCAATCAACAAGGGCCAGCAATTCATTTATCTTCGTCGTTACAAGACAGAACTCAAGGGGCGCAATAGTTTCTTTGCTGACATTCAGCACGAATTTCCCGATGAGGAATTCCGCGTGGAAGGACAGTATGCGCAGCGCAAGGTGGGAAAGAAATGGGAGACCATTGGCTATTTCATTCCGCTTTCCACTGCACAAGCAAATAAGTCGATTGCGTACCCAAATGTCTACACCATTATCTTCGATGAATTCATTATTGATAAAGGGTCGCTTAGGTACCTCCCCGATGAAGCGAAAGTCTTCATGGACTTCTATTCCACGGTAGACCGGTATCAAGACCGGGTGCGGTGTCTCATGCTTTCCAACGCGGTAAGCATTATGAACCCCTACTTCATTAGGTTTCACATTGAACCCAAAGAAGGAATTAGTCGTCACGCTGATGGATTCATCGTCACCGATTTCGTCAACAGCGAACAATTCCAGTCCGAAGTGGCACACACTCGCTTCGGTTCATTCATCACGAACTATGCCGAAGACTATGCTGACTACTCAATCTCCAACAAATTCGCAGACAACTATGACGACTTTGTCATGAAAAAGACCGGCAAAGCCAAATACGCATTCTCACTCCGCTGTCCCGACGGGGAGGTCTCCATATGGATCGACGGCGGCACGTGGTTCGCCCAGCGCCGCCAACCACGCGGGGATAGGGTAAGATGGGCCTATAAGGTCTCAGACCTGAGGGAGGGGGAGCGACTGCTCATGTACGGAGACAAGGTACTCAGCATTATGCGCAGCACATACCGAAAGGGGCGACTTTTCTCCGACTCACCTGAGACCAGAAACATGTTCGCTGAAATCTTTGTCCGATGATACACATTAATCCCACCACGATTGACGTCGCCCTAATTCTCGGCGTCATTTCATTAATCACAATCGCTGGGCGTTTCATCTATCGTGTAACAATCTTTATGGACCACTTATCCACAATGCTGAATGCGTGGGACGGGAAAGATGGTATGCCTAGTGTACTGGACCGGCTTGAAGATATTGAAGATAAACTCAGAGACGTTCAATATCACGTCAAGCCAAATCACGGCGGCTCAAGCGTAGACGCGCAAAACCGTCAACTCAAAGAAATCATTTCCTACCTCAAGGAGAAAAACAATGGGTGAGCACGAGTCCCCCAAGCCCCCCTTCATCCCCGACGCATACCGTATGTGGATTTACACCGTATGCGTTGGCGTCCTCGTTTGTCTCGGTGTCTGGGGAATTCTTGACGGCGACAAGATTAGCGCCCTTAACTTCCTCTTCGCCGCATTCTTCGGCGTCGCAGCATCTAACACGCCGCGAGGAAAGGCGTCCTAATGGTCACCCGAGCACAAATCATCTCCGCAGCCCAGGAGGAAATCGGATACTCCCGATGGGCCGACGACGAAGCGGGCACCAGGTACGGGCGCTGGTACGCACAAGTAACCGGCTCCCCCAGTTTCGGTGCCAGCGGCGTACCCTATTGCGATATGTTTGTGTCCTACATTCTCGCCAAGGCCGGCATTAACTGGGTCAGTGCCTACGTCCCCGGCCGCGAGAATCAGGCCCGCGAGCGCGGCGTCCTCATTAACAAATGGGACGTGCGCCCCGGCGACCTAGTCACCTTCGATTGGCAGGGAGACGGAGAGTCCGACCATATCGGAATTGCTACCAGTGCACCCTATGGAACGAAGATCGACACCATTGAAGGTAATACTTCGTGGGGTTATTCCGGGTCGCAGGGTAATGGTGGCGTAGTCACCAATAAGCAGCGCGATATGGATGACGTTGTATGGGGCATTCGTGTAGTCGACGACAATTCCGCTGTTTCCAGTGGCGGCGACATTCGAGACATTCAGCGAATTCTCGGTGCTGTACAGGACAACATTCTCGGGACTGACACCGAGAAGCGAATGTGCGCAGTAATCAAGGCCAGCAACTGGGGCGGACGAGAATTCCCCTGGGGCATCGCCTACACCCAGAGCGTCATCGGCACAGAGCCCGACGGTATCTGGGGCGACGCCAGCGAAGCCGCCCACGATCGCGTCATCGAATCCCTGCAGGCCGCCCTCGGCGTCACCATCGACGGCATATGGGGACCAGAAACCTGGGCCGCCTGGGAGCGACTAGCCCGCACCGCGGAACGCCCATAATAAACAGTTAACCCCCGGAAGGAACCAACCACTTCCGGGGGTTAACTATGTCCTCACATATCAAGTGCTGTCAAATCAACTCCAATCGACTCAAGGCAATCATAATAGAATTTGCGGCATTTCTCTGCGCCGTTGTGTCCGAACCGCTTAATCGTATTTTGTCCTGTCAATTTGTCTGAAAACACTACGCGATTATCGGGCCAGCCATATACATCAAGGCGATAATCAACACCATCAATCAGAATGCGATCACACCTAACCGTGATATTGTAGCCAGGAAGTTGATCGACTAGATTAAGTTTCTTGGCGAATTCTCTGAAGTAATACATTAGAGCACTCCCATGCTTTCCAGTCCCATTTCCATTAGTGCTTCGTTTCTTTCACTTAGTGAATCGTAGTGAATAATAGTGCCACTCTCGGTCTCAAACGGGCACCACACTTCCATTGTGTAATCATTAATCAAGCGAAATGCTGTGTAACCACAATAAAGAATGTTGCTACCACCCTGCGTGTAACACTCTCTCATCCCATAACAACGCAACTTTCTTTTAATCGTCTGCGTCAACATCGTCTTCCAACTCCGCCGACCACTTCACCATCTCCGCAGCAATCTCCGACGACTCCCCAGCATCAGTTCCCTTCAAATACCAACGAGAATCACCCGTGCGCTCAAGAATTATCTGACTCATTACATTCCCTATCCGTGTCGCAGATGAAATTTCTCATTGAATGAAACACTGTGTCTGTGTTGCCTATTTCTCCAATAATAGAGAGTGTCTTTTTCTTGTAAATCAATACCCAAGAAATAAAAGAACCAGTTGTTCTTGCACTCAGCATAATCGTTGGTGTTTTAACGATTATGTCTTGTTGGTTGGCCGCATAATCAATTATGTCACCAATTAGCCATTTAAGCGAATTATCCATGATTAATGATTCCGCTTTCAATTCCCGTTTTGCTTGAAATTATTTTATCAATGGAAATTATGTGATAATCCTTCGATCCATTCCTCCAATAATGAATGCGACCAGTATCCCTGTAATAACCAACATGATACCCATTCAGCAATACATTAGTAATAAAATTAGAAACCTTCCAATTGGTGAGAGTGACAAAATCGTCACCCTCACCATGATGCGACCTACGCCTCACAACCGATCACCAAACCAAGCCAGCATTTCCCATTGCGAACCAAAAACAAACGAATCACCATCAATGTCACGCACCTCCCAATTCCGTGGCCCCTTGCGAAGCACATAAATCTCATCGCCACCATAAGACACCAAGCCCCTCTGACCCGCCGCACAAGTCTGAACGCTGTACCCTGCCTCCTCATAAAACTTGCTCGCCCCTGCCCCAAGTAATGTCTTGATTGCTTCCATCTCAATTCCTTCCATTCCCAGCGGGCCATCACCGCCCCGTTCATGTATTAATAATGCACCCTAGTTCTCCGACAGTCAACTCGATAACGCGTGAACTAGGCCACACAAACAAATGTCCTGACATAGGCACTGCTATTGTCCTAACAATAGTAGTGCCTATTAATATGCCCTACCGCCGACCTACCACAAGTGACTTACGTTGTCAAGCGAAATCGTGTGATACGTGACACTATTTGACGAAAATGGGGGTGATCTTCGTCACATGAAAGGGGGAATACATTTGG